TTTTTTTATTCCACTTTTCTTTTGTACTAGGGTCGTCTCTGTATTCTCTAAACTTCCTAGATGTCACTTTGAATCTAGGAGTAGCACCAACAGGGTGAACAACGAACCCCTCTGAATGACCTTCAGCAGACCATTTGGGTTTAGTGTCAGTTGTGTCGAAATGTTTATCAACTTTATCAGATACTTTGCTCTTAATAGCATTGAACTTTCCAACTTCGGCTTCTTTATCCGCTTTGTTGGTTTTAGTTGTCCTACTATTTATGAGGTCGTGATTCAAACCTTTAAACTCTTTATGTTCATCTTCTACGTTGATTTTGGCAGGGGTGTGCAAGATTTTATCATCTTGCACGTTAGCATCGTGATTCCCGCTGGATATTTTCTTTATTGCTTTGGCATGTGGTTCGTTGCCAGGCAGTTTTGAATGGATGACAAATGTGCCATGCTTACCCATAGTGTGAGTGTCATATGGCGTACCCGCCCATTGATGTTTTGCACCACCTTCATGACTGTCACCTATGTGTCTATTGAACGCTTCACCTTTGATGTGGACAGGTTTTCCGGTTTTCTCATATTCCGATTTCATATGATCTTGCAGGTCTTTGTTTTTGGCAAGACTTTCATGGAATTTACCAAAACCTTCTGCCACATGAGGGTTATAATCTTTACCTGTTTCCTCTGAACGTCTTTTAGCGCGGGTATGATAATCTGCCTTGGAACGCATCACCTCATCGCCCGACCCCGAATATTGTGTGCCAAATCCTTTATGATCGTAATGAAGGTGATAAACGGAACCGTCAGTTTTCTCTGTCACATCCTTAACGTGAACGTGTCCTTTTGAAATCAGGTTTTTAAAATCTGCATGTTTCATGTCTCCTACTGCTGGGAGACCTTGTCTAACGCCTTCAGTGAGGAACGATTTGAATGAAATCATTTCTTATAATCTGGCAGGCTGCCGAATCCTTTAGTCGATGGTTGTCCAACAGCCTTCAAAGATGACCCTAGTTTTTCTTCATTAAATTTAGTCTGAACAGAGAACACATGCTTCTTTGCGCCATCGGGTTGATGTGCAACTACGTGAACGTAAGAACCAGATTTATGAAACGAAAATTTATTCGCATGTTTAACGGCGTTGTTCATTGGATTATCTTCAGGATTCTCTGAGTGAGCCTGATACTTTCCATTCACACCATGACCTGTAACTTTAATGTAATCCAGTTTATTGTTTGGATTGTGTTTAAGATACGTTTCTTGAATATGCTTTTTCAAGCCCTCATGATCTGTTTCAGCGCGCTTATTGTAATGTGCTGCCAATGCAGCTGACGCTTTATCTTTAACTTCGTCGGCAGATTTTTGAATACCTTCATGTAGCTTTTTCTCTTTAAGAGAAGCTTCACCTGCAGCAACTTTCTTTCTCAGCGCTTTAATCTTAGCAGATGCATCCTTTACAGAATGACCAGGGAAGTGTTTCTCTGATTCTTGTGCGCGGTGAGCTTCAGCATCGGTGCCAACTTTAGCGGCACCAGCTTCAGCAGCAACAGTTTTGAATCCACCGTTGTGAAACCCGATTTGTCCATCGCGTGAGGATTTCAGAGAAACACCTAAATGCTTACCATTTGAGTGATGAATTACGATATCTGATGGGTTTGATTGTTTGGTGTCGCCGTATGCTGTGATGCCTGTACCACCAGTGTGCGCTACGTGTGTGATGGCAGACTTATGACCCAATTTGCCGCGGTGTTCTAAGACGTTTGATGCAGCTACGACAGCACGACCATGTTGATCTGAGAGTTCTTTACTAGCAGCTTCGTGACCCACTGCATCATGTAGAAGTTTAGCGTGATGATCCATCAAATCCGCGTGCCCCTTCATGTTTTCAGCTGTTTTAGCCGGAATCTTTTTACCTTCGTGATGTTGACGAAGGATTTCATGTGCAGTTGCGTGTTCGTTATAATTACTAGCAATAGAATTATGACTCGACGACTCTAATAGTAACGTAGTCATATCATTAACCTATATCGTGATGCTGTTTTAAATAGTCTTTTATGCTATCATCAGAATGCCCTGTGAACACACTAGCTAGACGTTTGTTGGGTTTACCATTAATGTAATGATAGAGGTAGTGATGATCTTTATAAGCAAATAACTTTAACGTTTCTTTAGGTGATACTGTGTATGTTGAAACCAGCCGAGTATGTGCAGCACTCGGATCAACATTTTCTTGTAACCAAGTTAAGAAGCTTACCACCGATTTATCTGACTCTGCATTTTCACCAAGACTTTTGTCAACATGATGATTCACAAACGCTCTAATGTGTTCAATTGGGTGTCCGGTCTCAGTTGCAATTTTCTCATGTGCATCTGCTACTTTATTACCCAACGTATCCGCACCCATCTTGCCGCTTTTATATGCTTTAACATGCGGCGCGACGTGCTTTTTATAAGCATCATCTAATTCACTCATAACAGATTCGTCTAAGTCTTCTTTGACGATCTTTACGCCACGTTGCATGTTAGGCGATAGATTGCTGTATGCTCTCATAGCTTCGTGTTCATTTGGGTGTGAGGAAACGATTCCACCAGTGGGGTGCTTTAGATGCACTTGCTTAGGTCCAATTGGCTTTTTATTGAAACCCGCTGCCCAGGACATTTCTTCGGCTCTGCCCTGCGCTGCGGCCGATGCTTCTGAAATGATCTTAGCTAGTGTTGTTTTGTTTTTAGACATTTATACCTGCTCCATCAATAAATTTGTTCTTACTATATTTATTCGTTTGTTTAGAAACCATTCCAGGAATGTAGTCCATCTTCAAATGATTCTCTGTGTTCTGCTTCTACTATCTCATCAACTCCATCTGAATAACCTCCCACCATACACAGCTGATCTTCCATTTCTTTCATATGATTCGTGTGCATAGTTTCACGTAAGTTGGTGTCTGTTAAGTCTCCAAACCAACGCTGAGAAGCTAACCAAGCGTGTAGCACCCCACACATAACAAGGTCATCATGGAAGCCATCATCTGCTTCGTATGAACCTGTTTTACTTTGAACGAACGTACTCAATTCATGTATAAGGTCATAATCATTGACAATCAGTTGATTGTTGTCAATCATATCTTTCAAATTAGAACACCCAATTCGCTTTGTTTTCTTAGTTGTTCTAATACCAGGATATGGATCTGCGCCCGATTTACCTAACTGATCACCAGATTTTGTCCAATGCATTTCTTCGTATTCAAGATCATTCCACAACGTATCGGCAACTTGTGCACCAATATCGTTAATTTCAATTAACAGGTATGCTTTATTATATGCCAGTCCAATCTTCTGAATCAATGATGCGTATAATAATGGTGATATCTCGTTGTTCTTATATGTAGCTGCGATTGTGTGTGGGTATTTGGTTATATCATACACTATAAACGCCGAAGCATCCAAATGGCGACCTCTGGAAACGTCAACTGCCATTGAATATGCATGACCTACTAGGGGTTCAGTGTATATCTTCAACCCTTTGTAATGATCCGCATACTCTCTCACTGGTACAGAATGGACCAATCGTGATAGAACTGAACCAGTTAGAAGCGTCATCGAGCTGCCTAGGAATTCTGCATCGAGTTCCTGAGCTGCCTTTAATTCACCAAGAACTGCTTTCTGATCATCGTACCACTTCTGATCGCGACCTGGCGTCTCATACCAGTATATTCTAATAGGAGTGAATCCGTTGTAACCTTCACCTGGTTTCTTGTGCGCCTCTGCCCAGAATTTGTGGAAGTGGTTGTATCCATTCGGCGTAGACGTCATGAACACTTGAGTGTTCTCACCCGCAGAAATCGTAGGATATACCGCTGTAAAGAAGTCCTCAGCTTGTCCGTTTGGCACGAACGCAAATTCATCCAGGTATAGAATGCTTACAGAACCACCCCGGTTACCTGATGCGCTTGTAGCTGAACCCGCACACTTAGAGCCATTCTCAAGTTCAATTGATCGTTTGTTCCACGTACTAACACCTTGCTGCAACCACACAGGGAGATTCTCATATGCCAATCTAACACGCGACATAATTTCGTCAGCGGTTTTCTGTTTGTTGGCGAAAATAGCAACTGATTTTTGATCATTGAATATGATATACCAAACGAAATACGCCGCAGATACGGTTGTTTTACCTTGTTGACGAGATGTCAGGAAGATAACCTTCTTATTGTCTCTGTATGCGTTGATCATCTTTTCCTGATAATCATACAGCTCAAATTTCACCAATCCTCTGTCAGGGTGAACAACGTAAATATAGTTCTTAATGAAGTATACAGGATCTTGCTTGCATTTAATATATTCTGCAAGCATTTCCTCTGTGTATTCAATTTGTGCCCCTGCTGGTCTTAGTTTAGCGTTACCCCTAAACGAAAACATGTTTAACAGTTCTTGAATCGATTCCGGAATTAACATTTATTTTTCGTCTGGTCGTTTTCCAAATCGGTCATGCACAACGTCATCCAATTCTTTATGCGCCTTTTCTATTTTTGGTTCTTCTTGTTTCGTCACCGATCCTTTGCGCAGGTATTCCATCATTTTCAGCTTGTCTGCTATAATCTTGCGTGCACGATCAGCAGTTTTAGCTTCTCTCAGTTGTTTGAGCGTGGTCATAGCATATAAGGTATAGCGTGTCCAGATGTGATCAGATCTTCATTGAGTGAGATATCTTCCGTCAAATCATAGAATAGCGTTCCCAGGACCCGGCCAAAACCATCCTTCTTATCCATTTTCGTTTTAATGCGAACAACTTTATAGCTGTTGGCGCGGACGAAGTCTTTAGCAAGCACCGCCTTTTCACGGTTAACAATGTTTTTGTCAGTCAGTTCATGAGTGTCAACGCCTGACAATCTAACGCGAAATACACTTTTCAGGTTAAATCCCAGGTCTATTTCAGCATCGACGGTATCACCGTCAACAACATTTGTAATCCTACATTTGTACTCATACATGAATTTTCCTATTCTAATATTAAGTCATCTTGTTCACGATTGGGATGACGCGCTTATGCTTCAAGTGAGGTGGGTCAACGTGAAGAATTTTCTTGCCAGGATGATCTGGGTCGAGTGTAACGTGATCATGGTCTAGTGAATGTACCATATCGTTTGATTCGATATCTTTCTTAGTACCACCAGAAATATCAGTCAGCGTTACCGCGCCTTTTTCTCTGCCATCAGATGAATGGGTGTTACGCACAGCAGGTTTGTCATATGGTCGAAGGTCTCCGTTTGCATGATTGGTGTCAGCATCAAAGTCTTCATGACCGATGTGTTTACCATCTTTGTCATAACGGTGGTATCGCACAGTGTGGATACCTTGCGTGTCATCTTTTTCAGTGCCTTTTGTAGCCGAGGAACGAACGCGACCTGTAACCATATATGCTCTTGTATGCGAGCCACCTTTTAGATGATCGATGGTTTTTTCTTTGCGATCCCTATTACCTGGAATGCTTTCACCCTTCTTATCGAATTCTGGTCCTGTGTCAGAACGACTGATATGCTCAGAAGAATCCGCATCATGTTTAGCATATTTACTGTATCCATATGCTACCATGCCTGCGTTGGCCTTCTTACCCTTCATATATGTTGGGTGTGTGCCAAAGTGTTTTTCACGAATTCCGTTGAATAAATCAATATCCGATGAATCGCGTTGACGAAGGTGGGCAACCGAATCTTCTTTCTCAGCTTTCTTGTGGAATGCTTCTAAGTCTTTTGCAACCAATGCACCTGCATGTTTCTGATGATGTGGGTCTGCTAATGCGCGGGTTCTTGCCAACTTATCAGCCTTCGATGCAGTTGTGGTATCCATACCTTTATTAGCAGCAAGACACATTCCAGACTTATGAACACCTGATTCTTCTCTTGCTCCACCAGCACCCTCACAACCGCGACTGGCAGCAGGACATGTGCGAAGCACTTTACCATGACCTAGATTTGCTGTGCCCGGTGTCAAGCGAATACCACCAACAACAGCTCCTTTACCTTTATGCTCACCAAACGGAATCTGATAGTCTTTACCTGCCAGTTTATGCTTAGAGGTCGACGTGATAATTCCACCGCTGAATTTCAAGGGCTTTTCGTGAATACTCTTAGGCAGTTGGTGATGTTTGTTCTCAGGTTTGGCGTTATGTTCTTCACGCTGTTTCTTATATACAGTGCCATGTGCTTTTTCTTCATCTGTGCGAAGATCTGTGCTCTTAAAGTGCGCTTGTGCGTCTTTAATAGCTTTCTTTTGATCTTCTGGAGACTTAGCGTAATGTGCATCTACGTGCTGCGCCAACGTTCTTTCTGTACCTTTGTGACTCTCTTTTGCTGCACCTACGTCGTAATCTGTGATTGATTCATCGAGTTCGATAAACGTCTCAGTTGCATCATAGTTCTCAAGGATGAACTGGATATGGGCGCGCGATTCTGAGCCTTCTAGGAAATTTGTGAATTTTAACATGATGAGTTCTCTTATTTGTGTAGTTTGTCCTTAGCCGCTTCAGCTGCATCCCAATGGGTTTTAGCAGCGTCAAAGTGCACTTTCTGAAGTGATGAATCAGCGGGTGCAGAGTGTCCGGCGATGAAATGTGCCATATATGCCTGAGTTGCGAGACGCATATGAGTTAGATTCTTCTCACGATCACCTCTACCTAGTGATTTATTATGTTTAATAACAAAATCATTGACATCCTCTGTAGCTGCTCGGGCCAATTTATCAGCGGCGTGTTTCGTTTCACCAGACGAAAGTAAGTCTTTTCGTGCAGAGGAGAATGCACCTTCGTATAACAAACTCTCGTTGACGTCATCCAAGGATTCGCTCGGCATTGATTCTAATAGTTGTTTAAATGACTTCATTACTTGTCCCTAGTTGCTAACTGTTCGTTAATTATCTTGTTTAAGTCTTTACTGCTGCCAGTAAAGATTATATTCTGTTGCTGAACGTGAGTTCCAGCAGTTATAGCTTGCTGTGCGTTACCTTTTCCGAGTCTGGCAGTTTTAACGTCAGCTTTATCTTTGTTCAACACCAACAGTGATTTATTCACTTCGGACAGTGTTTTAATGAGCCCACTCAACACTTCAATTGCACGAGGATTCTCTGTTTCTCTTGCAACCTTCATTGCTAGGTCGAGCGCCTCAGATCCTCTTTCTGCTAATTCATAATGACGCGCGCGAGCGTAAAGATGATCCTCATCTTCGCTACCATCAGGTACAACAGTTGTTGTTGTGTTGTCTGTATGAACCACTTCAACCGGCGTTAATTCAAATATTTCATTCAACTTGCTCATTATGGAAAGTATCTCACAGTATCTATAATAGAATGTATATCATATTTATTCGCGGTCAAAGGATCGACCTTCGATTCGTATTGCACAGTTGCTTTGTTTGGGAATAAGAACCCTACGTTGACGAACGCATCTTTGATAACTTTACCTGATGCGGGTATAGGTCCGAATAAGTCAAGAGGTAGTGTAAACGTAAATGTTTGAATAACCTGACGCATATTATCGGGAGACCCTTCATAGCCATCTTCGATTGTTGTGTTGGTTAATACGATTGGCACGTCTTTCTTAATCTGATACTCAGGAAGAATTTCATAATTAAGCGTCATGAAGGGTTGGAAGTAAGGGAGAATCTGTTCCAATATTTGAAGTGAGTCGGTCTGGTCTTTTGTGTATGAGTATAAGTTAAACGTGACATCCCACGGTGCCGGACTGAATATCTTACTTCTAACACCAGCGATATTACCAACAACATATGCACCGTTGAAACCGATTTTACGTTCTGGTGCATACCTCATTTGAACCATCTCAAACGTGATACGAGGCAACGTAATTTCAACTTGTGGAGCCATCAAATCTGGTTGCTCTGTTGTGCGGGACACCCATTTATTCTTGGGTGCATATGCCACAGGTACAGGGTATTCCTGATGCTTAGTTCTGTCCTTCTCTTGTTTCTTAATCGAAATACCAGTGAACAACTCGCCAAACGCAATTATCATGCGTTTAACTTGTTGATGATAGTAATGGTTGTTTGCAAATACAGACATTTTATATCTCGAATGGGTTCTGAACGACGTACTTTATTTCAACAGACTCTGGTTTGTAAACAGTTTCTTGGATACGAATAGGCGTTGGCAGAACAAGTTCATCGAGCAGTATGTTAACTGCGTTTTCATATGTAACAGTTTCGCCGTTTTCAGCCATCAGGAACACCAATCGTTCGTCCCTACTATTAGCAGCAAACACATCAATAGCAGCAACACCAGTATCGATTTTTTCATTCTGATATTGGAACGCTTCGCATGTCAGGTAATACTGATAGTTCTTTTCAAGTGCAAAGAATTCAACATCGTGGTCTACGAATTTAATCTCCATCAAGAACTTGGTGATGGGGTCGTATATCAGGTCGCCTTCATGCGGTCTAATGTAGTTGATTTTATCAAACGTAGCTTCGCCGTTTACGGATGTGTCGTCGAATTGTGATTTGACTTCAGCATTCCAACGATCCATCGACACAACCAATTTATATGAGTTGCGAACTTCAAGGCCGAACTTAGAGAACATCTCACGGTCACCCTGGAAACCCATAGTGTCGGTTAGATACATTTCAATAGGAATCGCCAGCGTGAAACTAGAAAGAATGTCTTCACCTAGAATCAAATCAGCTATCTGAACATCGCGTGGAAGGTAATGGTAAGTCTTACCTAGCATTTGAATCGATTCTTTCACAAACCCATTAATGAGGTTTTGTTCAGAGCTTTTCGATTGATTGAAGTATGGATTTACGAGAGAGGCCATTTACTACCCAACTTCGAAGCCGAGGGGTGCTGAGCTATACAGAGCCTCATCTTCCAATTTTTGGATGTCTTGCATTGCCTGTTCATATATCTGTAAACCGTTATACGTGAGACCACCTGGAAGTTGCATTCCACTGTATTTTGATAGGTTAGTTCCCCATTGCTTTTTCAGTAATGCAGTTACATAACGCTTCAACCAAATATCGTCATACACTTCAGGGTATTTTTCTGGGTCAACAGAACGATACACTTCAGCAACCACAATGTCACCTACGTTGATATCGGTACCCCAGGCAACCTCTAACGTCAATCTGTTCATTCTTCTATTGAAAGAGAAGTTCTTTTCCTTCTTCAAAATGAAGTCCAGGTGACCGAGGTAATTTAGCGTCTGCCAGTACATAGAAGCACCCGATTTTGTCAGTGCTTGCAATTCCGTCATCATGATCTGATATTGCATATTGAACATGTAATCACTAGAACCTAGTACGCTAGATATGTTCAGGATCTTTAATACGCTGACAATATCATCCCCTGATTGAATCCATCCATTATCTATGTCACCTAGAATGATGTCTGTCGGATTAGGTCCGATACTCGTAATAACGTTAGTCCCGAGTGTCCTAACCTGTTGATTTAATTGGAATTTTTCGTACCCAATTTGTCGATTTATGATGATCGTGTTGTTGGATACAGACGAAATTCTAGCGCGCGTTTTACCATCAATTGAGGTGATTTCATCACCCTTGAGAAACCCAGTAGCGTCAATAAGTACAAGGGATGTGCCGGTTATTTTATGGACTAGGTAGTCACGCACAAGGCCATCGAAATGATACTCAACGAAGTGATGAATGGCGTCACTGATAGCGTCTTCAATTTGTGCGGGATCAACCTCAATGTTGATTACAGGTGCACCAAGTTTTCTCAGCGCATAATCAACCAAGCCTTGTCTTGTAAAAGCCATGAATTTTCCTTAGAACAATAGATATGAGTGAGCCACGATGTTAAACATCTGCTCACTCTAACATCATAGGAGATGTCAGCATGAATATTTATACATTATTAGCAACCGAACCCGCATCATTTGCAGTATTACTCAGTCACTTGTTTTATGGTTTACTGTGCACCACAACTTCGCACTTATCACTTTTGTAGTATATGGTCACTTCAGCAAACGGTTTGCCGCCTCTAACTTGGTGTACAGCACAACCATCACCGCCACCAGTCACCAACCCCGCAACCCCACCAACACCATACTCAACGACTCGGATAACGGTGGGGTTAACACATCCCATTAAAAGAAAAAGACTTAGTAGTACAAGGACAGTTTTCATTTCCGTCCCTTAGCACGCTTGACCGGAATACATGCTTCACCTTGTTCGGACAACAGGCGAGACATATCGTCAGCGCTGATGATGCATTTGCCGTTCACACCCCATAACTGTCCCCATGAATTATGGAGCGTGTATTCACGGCGCGTGTGGTTATATCCGTTGCACAAGATAGCATGACCTCCAGCAACGTCACCGGTAACCTTAATGCGGCCGCTAGCGTCTGTGTTGGACATACCGGTGTACCAAGGGATACCAAGAATAGCCGGACCCTTGTAGCTAATAGCCAATGCGAGATCAGCTTCACCAAACGCCCACCGATATTCTGAATACCATCCGCGCTCCATGCCAGCTTTCACCGCAGCCAAGACGCTTGAACCTTCGTAGTTCTCCCCAGGCCATTCATCAATCTGCCGGGCTCGATGGTAGATTTCACG